ATGCGTTTATGGACATCAAACGAAGCCAAAAGAACACAATACCACACCAAGACCATTTTGTTCCCGTAGAAAGCCCCGAAATGGCTGAAATGGCACATTCTGATTTGATGGGTGAGGTTAAGAACGCAATTGATGAACTCCGTGACTATGACCAAATGTTATTGGAACTCCATTTTGTGTACGGACATTCGATGCGGGAGATAGAAAAACGCACGGGGATTCCAACACATTCGGTGTTTAACTCCATCAAGAACGCCAAACAATTTATCAAACAAAGGACACAAAACAAATACAAGATATATGCAGAAGAAAAAAGACACACGGAAACAGTTTACCGAATCACGACCATCCATCGGGGTGGGGGATATGATTCAGAAGGTAACGAAAGCCACGGGGATTGAATTTTTAACCAAGTTTGTGGCTGGTGAAGATTGTGGATGCGATGCCCGTAAACACAAATTGAACAAGATATTCCCAAACAGAAAACCATTGTGTATGACGGAAGGCGAATACGATTGGTTTACACATTTCAAGACCATAAATTCCACAACCTTATCACCGATGGAAGCGGACCACCTATCCAAAATGTGGTCAAGGATATTTCAAAGCAAAAGAATTTACAAGCCGTGTACTTGCAACCCAAAGGCATGGCAAACCATGATAAATGAATTGACACAAGTTTATGAAACTTATCAAGTGCAAGAATGAATGTGAGGTTTGTGACCATTACAAAGTAAGCACGGAAGAAAAAATCAACCCCACTGGACCCCAAATCGATTCTAATTTAATTTATATTTGTGATAAGTGCAAAGTTAGATTTGCGGATCGTGAACGATGGGGCGAATGGTTAAAACAAATTAGGCAACTGAATGCAGAAACACACACGGATATATCTTGATTACTTTGGATACGATACAAGCGATTGGATTGGTTGCGAAGTTCCTGATTGTGGAAAGCAATGTGTGGATGTACACCACCTTATTCCAAGGTCAAAAGGAGGCAAGGACACAATTGAAAACCTTATGGGGTTATGCCGTGATTGTCACCATGAAGTACACTTTGGAACGAAATTGAAAAACGAATATCTGATAACAGTACACCAAATAAAAATGAACAAATGAACATAGAATGGGTTAAAACAAAAGACATCATCCCAAACGAAAACAATCCACGGATTTTGAAGGATGATAAATTCAAAAAGTTAGTACAATCAATCAAGGACTTTCCCGAAATGTTGGAGATACGCCCCATTGTTGTCAATAATGAAATGATGATTCTTGGTGGCAACATGAGATGGAAAGCCATTCAGGAAATCGGCATCAAAGAAATACCAATTATCAAGGCAGAAAACTTAACCGAAGAACAACAACGGGAATTTTTGATAAAGGACAATGTTGGATTTGGTGAATGGGATTGGGATGCGTTGGCAAACGATTGGAATCCCGAAGAATTAAACGAATGGGGTTTGGATGTTCCCTTGATGTTGGATTCTGTTGAACCTGATGATTTGACCGAGGAATCAAAAAACAACCCACCAATGATTAAAATTACATTGGAAAGTGTCGAACAGTTGCAACAAGCGGAAATTGATATTCAAGAATTGATTGACCGAAAATATCCGAAGGCGTTTTTTTCCGTTTCTGCGGGTGAAATATGAGATTAGAAAAGGCATCATACAAGGCGGTTAAATTTGCGTGTTTGAATTTTCATTACGCCAAAAGAATTCCAATGGGTGCGAATATGTCTTATGCGGTATTCAATGATGATGGTGAGTTTTGTGGTGTAATTGTGTATGGGTATCCCGCAACCCCCGCAATTGGTAAACAATTAAAATTGCGAAATGGTGAGGTATTAGAATTAAGACGGGTTGCATTAAACTCAAAACAAAAGATAACATCACAAGCGTTGGGAATTTCTATGAGATTAATCAAAAAAGATTGCCCATCGGTTAAAATGTTAATTTCGTATTCAGACAAAGGGCAAGACCATTATGGAACAATATACCAGGCTACCAATTGGATTTATTTGGGAGAATCTGAATCAAGTGGTAATGAGTATTTTTGTAATGGGAAATGGGTTCATGCAAGGCATGGCAAGGGAGATATTAAAAGAAAGTTGGCAGGCAAAAGAAAATATGTGTACCCATTAGATAAAAAGTTAATGATGGAATACAAGTCACAACACAAACCTTATCCTAAAAAGTTGAGCGGGGTGGTCGAATCGAACGCCGATTTCAAACTGGATGTCTGATGTGTTACCACTACACTAACCCCGCTTATATTTACAACAAAGATAAATAAAAATTATGAAAGCATGGAGAGAAACCCGCGACACCACACCACATGACCAAGTGTGGGTATTAATTGACACCAAAGAGGTTGCCTATATTTTAGACGGGCAATGGTATTTGGCACATGATGATTCACCAATCAATGCACCATATATGTGGATGCCTATCCCTTTACTACCAAATGATTAAAACAGAACAAAAACAGAATGAGTAAAGAAGATTTGATTCCGTTCCAACCTGGGGAGAGTGGCAACCCCAATGGCAGACCCAAGGGAAGCAAGAACCGAAGCACCATCGCACGCAAATGGTTGGAGGTAATGCAAGAAAGCAAAAACCCCATCACGGGTGAATTGGAAAAACTATCCCAAGAAGATTTGATAACCCTTGCAATGATACACAAGGCAAGGAAAGGTGATGTTGGTGCATACAAACAATTGATGGATTCGGGATTTGGTATGCCCACCCAACAAATTGATGTCACCACTGAAAAGCCAATCTTCAATGGTATTGATTTGGATGTGAAATAATGCTTCAAAAAACCACCGCCCAAACCAAGATTTCACAACTGCGTAAGCGGGTTAGAATCGTGCGCGGTGGATAAGGGGGTTGTATAACATAAAAAACAAATGTATATTTGTAACATGGAACACAATAAAAACAACACAATCAATGGGCGTATGTTATTTGACATAGAAAACTATGAGGGATTGTATTCTATTGATTTACATGGAAACATTTATTCATGGGGAAATGGTAAATCATTCACAAGCGATGGAAAGTTAAAATACATCAAACAAACTTTGAAAGCCAATGGGTATTCCCAAGTCAAACTATTTAAGGATGGAGTAAGAAAATATTACATTGTACATCGATTGGTTGCAAAAACATTTGTACCAAACCCCGACAATAAACCAGAGGTCAACCACATTGATGGGAACAAACAAAATAATCACGCATCCAATTTAGAATGGGTTACAAGCCGTGAAAATCAATTACACGCGTTTCGTTTAGGATTACAAAAAGCACCAAGGGGAAAAGATAGTAATTGTTCCATTGCAATCAATCAATACGAAAAGGATGGTACATTCGTAAAAACATGGGAATCAATTAACATGGTTAAACGGGAATTGGGATTTAACAGTTTTGGAATTATCGGATGTTGTAAAAAACGCAAACGATACAAAACCGCATACAATTACAAATGGGAATATGTTACAACAAACAACTGCACAAATTAAAATAGCAAAATTGAGGAAGCGTGTCCGCATCGTTCGCGGTGGTACATCTTCCTCGGTTTAACCCCCATTGCTTCGGTGGTGGGGGTGATGATTCAAAAACATTCAGTATTATTCCCATGCTTATCACATACGCGGTGCAAAACCCAAAGTGTGAAATTAGCGTGGTGTCCGAAACCATCCCGCATTTGCGAAGGGGTGCAATCCGTGACTTTCTTAAAATCATGGACATGGTGGGAATGTATGACCCAAACAAGTGGAACAAATCTTCACTCACATACACATTCTCAAACGATTCATACATTGAATTCTTTTCTGCGGATCAACCCCAAAAGTTGAGGGGTGCAAGGCGTGATGTTTTATTTGTAAACGAGTGCAACAACATAGATTGGGAATCATACTATCAACTTTCCATTCGTACAAGAAAGTTTATTTATCTTGACTACAACCCAGTGAGGGAATTTTGGGTGGATTCGGAACTCATTAATGACCCTGATTCCGAAATGATAATCCTCACATACAAGGACAATGAAGCGTTGGACCCATCCATTGTGGCGGAAATTGAAAAGGCCAAAGAAAAGGGAAAAACAAGTAGGTATTGGGAAAATTGGTTCAGAGTATATGGGTTAGGTGAGATTGGAAACCTTCAAGGGGTTATCTTTTCCAATTGGCAAACCATAGACAAGATTCCAGAGGATGCAAGGTTACTTGGTTGTGGTGTCGATTTTGGTTATACAAACGACCCTACGGCAATTGTTGCCGTATATGAATACAATGGCCAACGAATCGTTGACGAGGTCGCATATCGCACGGGGATGCTTAATTCGGATATTGCAAAGGCATTGCCCAACTTTGTGCCAGTGTATGCGGATAGTGCAGAACCAAAATCAATTGATGAAATACGCAGATACGGCATCAGAATCAAGGGCGTAACCAAGGGAAAGGATTCCATCAACTACGGAATTCAAATCATGCAATCGCAATCGTATTTGGTTACATCCACATCCACAAACCTAATTAAAGAACTGCGCAACTATTGTTGGGATACCGATGCGCAAGGGCGTACAATGAACACACCAACGGGAACGGATCACGGAATTGACAGTTGGAGATATTTCGAGATGATGGCACTTGGAATCAAATCATCATACGGCCAATACGACATCCGATAATTTTTTTTAATTATTTTTCATTTTATATTTGGAATTACAAATAATAGGTGTACATTTGTTGAACAATATGACAAACAACATGACAAACACAACATTAA